GGTAGTTGCGGCGAAGTGTCCGGCCCCACACTTCTGGGACGGAAACCTGTTCGGAAAGGGTGGTTTTCATGGAAGCGCCATATGACCTGAACGCTCACGGGCGTCGAGCGTTCGATGTCGCGTGCGAAACGACGGGCGTCGATTCGGAGTCGCATCGCTTCTACGATGCGGCGATTCGGTTCGCCAGGGCGGTGCAAATGGCCGAGCTCGTGCGCGCCGATTGGATCTCGCACGGCAGTCCGCTTCTGTTCACGCATTCGAATGGTGCGGTCGTGCCGCATCCGCTCGTGAAGCTTCTCTCGGAGTCGGAGAAAGAGGCGGCGCGGTCGGGGCGCGCGCTGAAGCTCGAGCCGGAGGCGGTGAAGCGCGCGACGCCGGGCAGGCCGCCGGGCTCGGGCTCGTCGCCGGATCGGAAGGCGCCGCCGGTGCTGAAGCTCGCGGCGAAGTAGTCATGGCGAAGCGGCGGATGCGATGGGAGGAGTACGCGAGCGCGTCTCGCGTTGAGCATTTTGCGTGGTGGTGCGAGACATATCTAATCCAGTCGATCGACCAGTTCGCGGGCGAGCCGCTGCGCCTCGAGGACTGGCAACTCGAGTTCATGGGCGAGGCGCTCGCGACGAATGACGAGCAGGGTCTCGTGCCAGCCTGGTCGAGCCTGACTCTGATCGTCTCCCGGAAAAATGGGAAAACATCGATGTTGGCGGCGTACGCGCTGTATCGGCTGATGAATGACGACACGAGCCCGGAGATCCTGCTGGCCGCCGCGTCGGACAAGCAGGCCGGGCGCCTGTTCGATTCGTGCGTCGCGTTCATTCGCAAAAACCCGGAGCTCCTCGAGATGGTCCAGCTCCGCGAGTACGTCGGCGAGATCGCTCGAGCTGACGGCGGCGGGAAGATTCTCCGGATGGCTTCGAGCGCGGACAATCTGCACGGGTATAACCCGAGCCTGGTCGTCTGCGACGAGCTGCACGCCTGGACGAAGCCGTCGCAGCGGAAGGCGTGGGCCGCGTTGACGACGGGTGGAGCGGCACGAAAAAATACTCAGGTGTTCACCATCACGACGGCCGGCGATGCGAATGACAGGGACCATTCGATCCTCGGCAGGATGATCGACCGCAATGAGGCCGTCGGCGATCTCGAGAAGCATCCGGGACTCGTGATCTCGAGGAATCCTGACGCCTCGTCTCTGATCTACAACTATTCGGCGCCGACGAAAGACCCGCTCGACGTCAAGGCGATGAAGCTCGCCAACCCGGCATCGTGGGTGACCGAGGATTTCCTCGCGCGGCAGGCGGCGAATCCCGAGCTGTCGCCCGAGGAGGTATTACAGCTGCACGGGTGCGTCTGGGTCGCGGGCACGAGCGCATGGATTAGCGCCGAGTGGTGGAATAACGCGATCGACCGGGACGCGATGATTCCGCCGGGCGCGCGCGTCAGTCTCGGCGTCGACATCGGCATCGTGAATGATGCGAGCGCCGTCGTGACCGCGTACCGGCGGCCCGAGGATGACAAGGTCGTGATTGAGTCGCGAGTGTGGACGCCGTCGCCAGGGCGCAGCGTTGACCTCGCCGACGTCGAGGTGTTCATTCGCGAGCAGGCCGAGCGATTCCATGTCGCCGGCGTCTTCTACGATCCGCGTTTTTTCGTCCGCTCGGCTGAGGTCCTCGACGCCGAGGGATATACGATGGTGCTACTACCTCAGAATTCGGCGACGATGGCGGACGCTTACCAGCTCTTCTACTCGATGATGGCTGAGGGCAATATCGCGCACGCCGGTGATGATCCCGAATTGGCATCGCATGTGCTCTCGACGGCGGCAGTCAAGACGGATCGCGGGTGGAAGGTCAGTAAGATGAGACAGCGTCAGCGTATCGACGCGCTCGTCGCCGGCGTGATGGCGACGTATGGGGCTGTCGTGCAAGCGGAGGAGACTATCGTGCCGGGATTTTTCAGTGTCTAAGGCGGCGGTTATGATACTGCTAATGGAATTGATCGGCGCGAGTCTGATCAGCGTCGGCGCGGGGATGATCTTCGCGCCTGCGGGGATCGTCGCGGCGGGCGCTTTCATTCTGACGTTCGCTATCGCCCTCGAGAGGTCGCGTGCTATCTAGAATCTTCAATCCAGGCGGAGATGATCCGCTCGAGGAGCGCGCGGTCAGCTATCAGGCGCTGTTCGCTGCGGGTGATTCGCTCGAGCTGACGACGCCGGCGGGCGTCGTGATGAATCAAGACGAGGCGCTCAAGATCGGCGCGGTCTACGCTTGCGTCAGGCTGATCGCGGATTCGATCTCGACGCTGCCGGTCGATACGTTCATTCGACGCGATGGGACGCGGACGCCGTTCCGACCTCGGCCGGCGTGGCTCGATACGCCCGAGGTCGGCGTCACGCGGATCGATCATTTCCAGCAGGTCCTCGTGAGCCTTCTCATTGACGGGAACGCATTCGTCAGGATCCTCCGCGACGATCAGGGCATCGCCGGTCTCGCCGTCCTGAATCCTCGGAAGGTCGAGGTCAGGCGCAATCGCGTGACGCGGCGCCCCGAGTACGTCATCAATGAAGGCAAGACGGTCGTCCCTTACGAGGAGATGATCCATATCACGGAGATGACGATGCCGGGCGAGCTGCGCGGCAAGAGCCGCGTCGATCTCGTCAAAGACACGCTCGGCCTGACGCGCGCGCTGGATCTGTTCTCGCAGCTGTTTTTCGGTCAGGGCTCGCAGGTCGGCGGCATCATCGAGTATCCGGGACAATTGTCGCGCGAGCAGGCGAAGGACCTCGTCGACTCTTTCGAACAGAAGCATCGAAGCGTCCGCCGATCGCATCGTCCTGGTGTCCTGTTCGGCGGCGCGAAGTTCACGAAGACGACGGTGCAGCCGAATGAGGCGCAGATGATCGAGTCGCGCCAATTCCAGATCGAGGAGGTCTGTCGGACGTTCCGGTGCCCGCCGAGCATGGTCGGCGTGACGACGCCCGGAGCGATGAGCTACGCGAGCGTCGAGTCTAACGGCATTTCCTTCGTGACCCATACTCTCCGACCGTACCTCGAGAAGATCGAGGTCGAATACTCGGAGCGTCTCCTGCCCGGCGTCGCGTTTATGAAGTTCAATACGACGGCGCTCTTGCGCGGCGATCAGGCCGCGAGGTACGCGGCGCACGCTTCGGCGCTCGTGAACGGGTGGGCGTCGATCAATGATATCCGCCGCATCGAGGACATGACGCCCGTCGAGGGCGGCGACGTGTATCGCGTGCCGCTCGCGAACGTCGACCTGACCGCTGCGAATCTGAGCGATATCCAGATCAAAAGCGATATCGCGCAGAAGCTGATCCAGTCGGGATTCGAGCCGTCGGCCGTCCTCGAGGCGCTCGATATGCCGCCGATCGCGCATACTGGTCTGCCGTCGACGCAGCTTCAGCAGATCGCGCAGATCGATCCGGAGGATCCGACTGCCGCGTATGAGGTCGAAGAGGAGCCGATGCCGTGAGTATCTCGCAGCAGGTATTCGCGCTCGGCACGGCGACGCAGACGATCGTGCAGCCGAGCGTCGATGCGGCGCATGTCACGATTCAGAATCTCCAGCCGCAGTATGAGGTCGGCGCGTACTCGCGAGACGGGTACGTGTTTCTGATGTCGCAGACGTTCACGGTGGCATCGCCTGGCACGGTGACGTTCTCGATGGCGACGCCGCCCGGTGGCGCTCAGTTCGATTTCTATACGATCGCGACGACTGACGCTCAGGTCACGGCGACGCTGATCGAGGGAGGATCTGTCGTGAGCGCGGGAACGCCGATCCCGGCGTATAACCTGAATCGTCAGGTTGGCGGAACACACGCTTCGGTGTTCGACACGGCGACGAGCGTGTCGGGCGGCACGGTCATCGCGACTGAGCTCGTGCCTGGTCAGAATAAGTCGAGCGGCGGTATCGACTCGTCGAAGATCTTCACGCTCCTCGGCTCGTCGACGTACGCGATGCGGTTCGTGAATAACGGCAATCAGTCGACGACGGTCGCATTCGATCTCGGCTTCTCCGAGCAGTTCAACGGCGGCCATGATGTATGGCTCGGCGCGAACGGGTCGGCGTATCGATTGACTGGCGGCGACACGCTTCAGCTCGAGCTGAACGCGGGCGAGTCTGTCGTCGCGACCGGCGGAGGAACACCTGTCCAGGTGGCCGTGATCAGGCAGGATTAGACGATGCCGTATTACATCACCGAATCGCAACCGGATTGTGGCGGGTGGGCGACCGTGAAAGAGGAGACAGACGGCAGCCTGACGACACTCGGCTGCCACGAGTCGAAGCAGGATGCGATCGATCAGATGGTCGCCCTCTCGATCGCCGAGGACATGGATCCCGGAGGCGAGCGAAATCTCGACGGGCCGGCCGCGATCATCGTCGATATCGATTCGACAATCGTCGACGAGGACGGCGCGCCGATCGAGAACGTGATCCGATTCCTCGACGAGTACGAGGGTGAGGTCATCATCGTGACCGCTCGTCTCGAGCGGCGCCGCGACGAGACCGTCGGCGAGCTCGAGCGTCTCGATGTCGACTGGGATCAGCTGTTCATGCGCGCATCCAATGATGTAAGCGCGCTCGCCTACAAGTCAGAGACACTGAAGGATCTCCTAGACGTCTACAACGTCGAGCTGGCGATCGATGATGATGACGAGGTCCGCGCCGAGTATGCGCGTATCGGCGTGACGGCGCTGACGCCCGACGCGGTCGATCCGGTCGAGCTGCCGGAGATGGTCGGCGAGCGCGAGGCGCGCCAGGTCGACCTCGACCTTCCCGCGTATATCCGCGATGCTGCCGCGCGCGGCCTCGAGCTGCGCGCCGAAGGCTACGGCGGCGACGGCCTCGTCGACCGCACGATCCGAGAAGCGCGCCTAATGGCCGACGGGCAGATCTCCGAGGACAAGGTCGTCCGCGTTGCCGCGTGGGCTGCTCGGCATATGGTCGACCTCGAGTCGCCCGCGAATTCGGACGCCGACTCGGACGACTGGCCGGGAAATGGCGCCGTCGCGTTCTACCTCTGGGGCATCGATCCGCTCGATCCCGAGCCGGCGATCGCGTGGTTCGAGGCGAAGCGCGACGAGATTCAGGCAGAGGAGGAGCATGACGCGGTGCGTTTCGCGGTGCGTTTCGCGGTGCATCATCGTCCCGATGCTACGATGTTTCGCATGGAGAACGGCGTCGAAACCCGCAGGATCAATGTCAACGATTTCGAGATTCGCGAGGCTACTGACGGCGCGGGCATGACGTTCTCCGGGTATGCGGCGGTATTCAACAGTCCGAGCGAGCCGCTGCCGTTCACGGAGCGAATCGCGCCTGGCGCGTTCTCGCGGTCGCTGCGCTCGCGGAATGAGATCAAGCTCTTCGTGAATCACGACTCGAGCCGCGTCCTCGCGTCGAAGCGGGCCGGCACGATGCGACTCTCCGAAGACGCCTACGGTCTCCGCGTCGAAGCCGACCTGCCCGACACGACTGACGGCCGCGACATGGCCGTACTGATCCGCCGTGGCGACATCGATTCGATGAGTTTCGGATTCACCGTTCCGCAGGGCGGCGATTCGTGGAGTGATGATGGTAAGGAGCGCGAGCTCCGCGAAATTCGCTTGCACGAGTGCAGCATCGTAACCGGATTCCCCGCCTATTCGGCCACGACGGCATCGGTCCGCAGCCTCGACGGTCTCGTCGACGCGACCGGCCTCGAGGCCGACAAGCTGAACGCGGCAATCACGGCCCTCGAGAAGGGCGAGACGCTCGACGACGAGCTCGCCGGCGTCCTCGACGCGGCCGTCGCGAAACTCCGCACCGAACGCGACGATGTCATCGCGAAGCTCGCGCTGAAACAGAAGCAGCTCGACACGCTTCTCGCCCGCGTCTAAAACCCGCTTTTTTCCGCGGTATCCTTTGAGCGTCGAGTAGCGGAGCCGCGCTCGGCATTCGGCTAGCGGAGCCGCGGCCGGCGTCAATCGAACACGATCGATCCCAGAAAGGGGAAGACGGTGCAGGACTACATCAAGCGTCAGCACGATCTTCGCCAGGCCGCATGGCACGAGGCGAAGCACCTCCTGGAGGAGGCCGCGAAGGAGAACCGCGACCTCACCTCCGAGGAGCAGGAGAAGTACGACCGCATCTCGGGCGAGCTCGACCAGCGCGCCCAGGTCATCGAGCAGCTGAAGGCCGACGAGGAGCGCGCGGCGCGCCTCGACGCGGTCGCGGCTGAGGTCCGCACGGACGAGGCTCCCGCCTCCGACGGCGGCGACGCCGAGGTGCTCCGCCGCATGGCTCGGGGCGAGATCCGCTCGCACGAGTTCGGCACGGAGCGCCGCGACATCCTGACCTCGACGAGCGGCAGCCCGGTCCCGACGAGCTTCTACGATCAGCTGATCATGAAGGCCCGTCTGGTCGGCCCGATGCTCGACACGTCGACCATCCTGAACACGGCCTCGGGCGAGAACCTCCAGATCCCGAGCCTCAACACGTACTCGACCGCGACGGTCGCGACGCAGGGCGGCACGATCACCGAGTCCGATCCGACGTTCAACTCCTTCACGACCCTGAGCGCCTACCGCGTCTCGTTCATCGTGCAGGCGTCCGTCGAGATGGTCGAGGACTCCGGCATCGACTTCGCGGCGTTCCTGGCCGATCAGGCCGGCAATGAGCTCGGCTTCCGCGTCAACAACCTCCTGACGGTCGGCACCGGCACCGTCCAGCCGACCGGCATCGTGACCGCGTCCGGCTCGGGCGTCACCGGCGGCACGGGCGTCTCGGGTGCGTTCACCGCGGACAACCTCATCGACCTGGTCTACAGCCTGGACGGCGCGGCGCGCCTGCTCCCGGGTGTCGGCTGGATGATGAACGGGGCCGCGATCGGCGCCGTCCGCAAGCTCAAGGACGACAACGGGCAGTTCCTGTTCAGCCCCAGCCTGTCCGGCAACGCTCGCGACATGCTGCTCGGCTACGAGATCTACGAGAACCCGGCCGTCGCGTCGCCGGGAACGGCGGTCAAGTCGGTGGTCTTCGGCCACCTGCCGAGCTACTACGTGCGCCAGGTCGGCGGGATCCGGATCGACCGGTCCGACGACTTCGCGTTCAACACCGGGCTCATCTCGTGGAGGTTCACGTACCGCGTCGACGGCAACCTGCCGCAGACGTCGCACGTCAAGCACTTCATCGGCGGCACCGCGTAAGCGGCTGACGCATCCGGTAGGATCTAGGGCGGTCGGACTCCGGTCCGGCCGCCCTAACCTTTTCTGGAGGGACTCACCACAATGGCGAAACGCGCCACGAAGCGGCGCCCGCGCTCCGCTTCCACCACGAAGACGGCCTCGAGCGTAACGCGGCAGCGCGTACTCTGGCATTCCAACGCGCCCTTCAGCCCGACGGGATACGGCGTGCAGACCGCGCAGGTCGTCTCGCGCCTCGCGAAGGACGGCCACGAATGCGCGATCGCGTGCAATTACGGCTTGCAGGGCGCCGATACGATGTGGAACGACGTCAAGCTCTACCCGACGGGCGCCACGGCGTACTCGGATGACATCCTCCGCGCGCATTCGCAGCATTGGTTCAGCGGCTCAGAGCTGCCCGGCCTCGTCGTCGTACTGTTCGATGTCTGGGCGCTGAAAAATCCGACGATCGCGAATATCCCGAAGATCGCGGCGTGGGCTCCGATTGATCATCAGCCGATGACGCCCGAGGTCGCAGATTGGCTACAGCGCCCGAACGTGTTCCCCATCGCTATGAGCCAATTCGGCTCGCGAATGATGGATGCCGAGGGCCTCGAGCATCTCTACATCCCGCACGGCATCGATCCGGTATTTCGGCCGACGCCGACGATGCGGGACGCTGTCGGCGCGACGATCACGGGTCGCGACATCATGAAGGCATCCGAGGATGCTTTCGTCGTGATGATCAACGCGGCCAATAAGGGGAGGACGCCGCCGCGGAAGGCATGGGCGGAGAATCTTCTCGCGTTCGGTGTATTCGCTGAGAAGCATCCGGACGCACTCCTGTACCTGCACACTGACATGACGCCGGCGACGGACGGCGTCGACATGCAGCGCCTGTTGCGCGCGTGCAACATTCCCGAGTCGCGCGTCCGCTTTATCGACCAATACATGTATCGGATGAACTTTCCGCAGCAGGCACTCGCGGCTCTCTACACGGGCGCGGATGTCCTGCTTGCCTGCTCGGGCGGCGAGGGCTTTGGGATCCCCGTGATTGAGGCGCAGGCGTGCGGTACGCGCGTGATCGTGAGTAATTTCAGCGCGCAGCCCGAGCTTGTCGGCGACGGGTGGATCGTCGACGGCCAGCCCTTGTGGGATCCGTTTCAGCATTCGTGGTTTTTCACGCCCCGCGTCGACGAGATCATTTACGCGCTCGAGCAGGCATACCAGGCGCCGCGCGGACCGTCGGCGGGCGCGCTGAAGCATATGGAATCGTACGCCGCTGATCGTGTCTATCAGGATCGGTGGCGGCCGTCTATGGAGATTCTCGCGAGGTGGGAGCCGTGAATATCGGAGTCATCTCGACGCATACGCCGAGCATGGGCGAGACGTCGCCGGAATGGCTGCCCGGAGCGTTCAGGGGCGGCGCGGAGCTGTCGGACCACGAGTACCTATCGGCGGCGCCGGAGGGCGTCTCGTGGGCGTATACGACGCCCTCAGAGGCCGCTACGTTCGATCGTGTTCTCGTGACGAGTGTCGACGGATTGTCGGATGCGGATTGTCAGCATCTCGCGACGCTCGAGCCGGTCGTGTTTCTCCATCATGCGGGCGAGCCTTCACTCGGCCGAGCGATTCTCATCGAGTCGGCGCGCGTCGTGATGGTGCATACACTGGCGCACGAGGAGCGATTGCGCGCGTGGGCGAAGCCGAAGCGCGTTGAGCTCGTCCTGTCAGCGATCGATACGAGCATGATCGCGCCAGCCGAGAAGCAGCGATTCGCGCTGGCGGCGTCGCGGAATCATCCCCTAAAGGGCCTGAAAAATGCGCGGATCTGGGCGGCCAAAAACGATTACCCGTGCCTTGTCATGACGCGCCAGTCGCGCGAGAAGGTCCTCGAGGCGATGAGCATCGCCGAGGTATTCGTCCATCTGCCGATCGCGTTCGAGTCGGAGTGCCGGAGCATCATCGAGGCCGTCCTGAGCGGCTGTCGCATCGTGACGAATGCGAATGTCGGCATCACGAGCGTCGACGGGTGGGACGACGCGGAGAAGCTACGCGCGATGGTCGACGCTGCTCCGAGCAGGTACTGGAGCATCGTATGCGAGTGAGGATCAGCATTCCGATGGCCGTCTGGGGGCGTGATTTCGGCGCGTTCCTGCCGGGATGGTGGGACGCGGTCGAGCAGATGACGCGGAAGCCGGACGAGATCGTGATCGGCTACGAGGATCCTGACATGGCGGGCGCGCACGATTCGATCCGCGACATCCCCGGCGTCGACATCGTCGGCATCGTCCTCGAGCAGGAGGGATTCACCGAACGATGGAATGAGGTCATGCGCGCCTGCTCGGGCGATTGGATCGCGCCCGTCTGCGCGGATGATCGCGTCCTGCCGGATGCGCTGGCGGAGATTCAGGCGGCCGAGGATGCGAGCGCCGAGCTCCTCGTCGACGGCATCATCTGGAAGTATCGGGGCGACACGTGGCGCGGACACTGGGACGCGCAGGCGATCGGTCGCGTCCTGACGCTTCCCGGCGCGGCGCCGTTCCGGCGAAGCCTGTTCGATCGCATCGGCGGCTTCCGACCCGAGATCTACTCGTCGGACTGGGCTTTCTACATGGATGCTGCGGCGCTCGGCGTGAAGACGTACCAGGCGTCGACGCTGCGGATCGTGTTCGATGAGGGCAACGCGCACGCTACGCGGAGCGGCGTGCAGCTCGACGGCGCGACGCGCAGTCATGCGGATGAGCAGATTCGCGCGTATGCTCGGCATCTGGGGCTCGTCTGATGCGCGTCGTCGTCACCGGAGCAGCCGGGAATATCGGAGCGCCGCTCGTGCGCGCCCTGCGCGAGCGTGGCGATACAGTCCTCGGCGTCGACACGAAGCCCGGATGGCGCGAGGACTACATCACCGCGGATATACGAAATCCCGCAGATATGCTCGGGATCCTAGACTTCTATCCGGATGTCATCTATCACCTGGCATCGATGGTCAGTCGCGTGACGTGCGAGGCCGCGCCGTCGATGGCGATCGACACGAATCTCGTCGGAACGCAGAACGTCATCGAGATCGCGAAGCGCGTCCGCGCGCGCCTGGTCTACTTCTCGACGAGTGAGGTCTACGGCAACACGACGCAGCTGATGCGCGAGACGATGCCGTGCGAGCCGAATAACAGGTACGGCTTGTCGAAGCTGCTCGGCGAGCGCCTCGTCGAGTATGAGGCGGCCGAGAATGGGCTCGACGCGATCACGCTGCGCCCGTTCATGATGTATGACGAGCACGAGGATATGGGCGCGCATCGATCTGCGATGATCCGCTTCGCCGAGAATCTATGCCGCCGCCAGCCGATCGAGGTACATAAGGGCACGGCGCGCGGATGGATTCACGTCTCGGACGCGGTCCGAGCGATCATTGCCGCCGGCGATCATGTCGGCGATTACACGATCGTGAATATTGGACATCCGGATATCCGGCCGATGCTCGAGCTCGCGAACATGATCAATCGGCATTTCACGGTCGATCCGAATCTGATCCGCATCGTCGACCAGCCTGGCCGCATGACGATGGTCAAGAATCCGCACCTAGCGCGCCAATACGATCTACTGGGTGTCGCGCCTAGTGTGACGCTCGAGGACGGCGTCGAGCGCGTATGCGCGGCGGTACGCTATCGCGTCGCACGCGGGGTAGAATAAAGCGATGGCCATCACGAATGGATATTGCACGCTGAATCAAGTCAAGGCCGCGCTGCGGATCACTGACACCGTCGACGATGCGCTCCTCGAGGGCGCCGTCGAGTCCGCGTCCCGACTTATCGACGGCTTCGCCGCCCGCAACTTCTACAACGCCGGCACCGCGACTCGACTATTCACGGCGTACGATTCGATCTACGTGCAGACGGATGACATCGCCGGGACCGCGATCACCGTTGAGACGAGCACGCTCGCCGATGGTGTATTCGATCTGACCTGGCAGGCTTCGGATTATCAGCTCGAGCCGCTCAATGGGACTCTCGACGGCATCGCGTGGGCGTATGATCGTCTCCGCGCCGTCGGCGATTACGTGTTTCCCACGACGAATGCGGTCTTCGGTGAGCAGGCGCTCGTCAGGATCACGGCCGCGTGGGGATGGCCAGCCGTGCCGAAAGCGATCGAGCAGGCGACGATTATTCAGGCTTCGCGTTTGTATAAGCGTCTCGACTCGCCGCTCGGCGTCGCCGGATTCGGCGATTTCGGCGTGATTCGCGTCAGCCGATTCCTCGACGCTGATGTTGAGCAGCTCGTGATGCCGTATCGGAAGATGCGAAACATCGTATGAGCTCGACCGTTTCGCAGGTCAAGACGGCGCTGGCGACGGCGCTCGCGACGATTCCCGGATTGCGGACGTATGATCGCCAGCCGGACCAGCTGAACGTGCCGTTCGCATTCCCGACGCTGGAGACGATCGAGTATCACGGCGCGATGCGCGCCGGACTCGTGACGCAGACGTACAAGATCAGCGTCGTCGTCGGCAGGGCCGCCGAGCGCAGCGCCGAGCGCGCCCTCGATACGTATCTATCGTACGATCAGGGCGGCGTTCGCTACGCGATCGAGAATGATACGAGCCTCGGCGGTGTCGCGCGCACGTGCATTGTCGATTCGGCGACGGCCATTCAGACCATCGAGGGAAACGACAATACCCTATACCTAGCGGTAGAATTCCGAGTGATCGTATATGCCTAAGCGCAAGACCTACATCGTCGGCGATGGCTTCATCGTCAATGGCCAGCCGGCCGGTAGCGTCCTCGAGGAGGACGCGATCGAGCACCTCGACGCGATGCTCGCCTCGGGCCGCGTGATTCCTGTCCAGGCCGAATCGTCCGGTAAGATGAAGCCTGTAACCCGCGACGCCTCGGAGGAGGACGCAGACTAATGGCAAAGCTCGTGCTCACCCAGGCGAACGTGACGATCGCCGGCACTGACATCTCGGACAACGTCGCGAGCGTGACGCTCACGACCAGCTCGGCAGAGGTCGAGACCACCAGCTTCGGAAGCGGCGGCTACGTGACGCGCGTCGGCGGTCTGAAGGACGGCAGCCTCGCCCTCGACATCCACAACGACTACTCGTCGGTCGATTCGCTCCTCTATCCCCTCGTGGGGTCGACGGCGTCCTTCGTCGTGAAGCCGAACGGGACCGGCACGAGCGCATCGAATCCCGCGTTTTCCGGGACCCTGCTCATCACGGAGTACACGCCTGTAAATGGCGCCGTGGGAGAGTTGGCGACCGCTTCGGTAACGTTCCCGATCTCCGGTTCGGTGACGCGCGGCACCGCCTAGTAATCCTGCTAGGCAGCTCGGAGGGAGGTAACCGTGGCGGCTCTCGCCATCACCATGCAGGTCAAGCCGAAGAACGCGGAGGCGCGTACGGTCACGGCCGAGCCTGCCGACATGGTCGCGTTTGAGCGCGAATTCCAGAAGAGCATCACGAGCCTACAGTCGAACGTGTTCCTGACGGATCTGTTCTGGCTCGGATGGCACGCGGAGAAGCGGACGGGCGCGACGGGCCTAGGCTTCGACGAGTGGGTCGCGACGCTCGAGACGATCGAAGCGGTCGGCGGTGACGACATGGTCCCTTTGGAGAGCAGTCCTTCCACTGGATGATCGCCAATTTGGCGGTCGAGACGGGGATCGCTCCGCACGAGCTGCTCGAGGAGACGCCGCGGATGCTGTATACCCTTCAGGCCGTTATACGATGGAGGGCAGTAAAGACCGGCGAGCCGACGCCCTGGACGGGCGCGTCCTGACCCGGTTCGGAGGCTCGAGATGGCGACACCGTACGGTCAGGAGATCTACATCGATGAGAAGGCTCTCAGCGCGAGCATCAAGCACGCCCTGGTGACGCTTCAGATGATCGATCCTGAGCTCGTGAAGGCCGCGCGGAAGCCGATGATGGAGGCCGCGAAGGTGATCGCGGCGGATGCGAAGTCGCGCGTCCCGAATGTGCCGACGGGCGTGCATCCGCGCTCGGGTCGTCCGCATTGGAAAAAGTGGAGCGGCAGCACGGGCCGCGACTGGGACACGGGCCGCGTCAAGGCAGGCATAAAAGGCCGGTATCGGTCGCCGCGGAAGGATGGCAAATACGAGCGGTCGATCGTGAGCGTGATTCAGAGTAACGCGGCCGGCGCAATCTACGACATGGCCGGCAAGACTAACCGATTCGTGCAGAATCCGCGCATCGGAAATAACTTCATCGGCGCTATGAGCGGTAAGCCGAGCCGTACAATGTGGCCAGCTGCCGAGGCGAATATGAGCAGCGTCATGGCGAGCATCGAGAAGGCCCGAGAAGATATGGAAAAGACGATCAACGATAGGCTCGGCCGTGGCGGCGCGAGCCTGGCGGGCTTCTAATGGCTGTCGTCATTCCGATCATTGCGGACGTCAAGGGCCTAGCGTCCGGCGTTGGCGATACCGAAAAGCAGCTGAACCGCCTCGGCAAGAACATCGGCAATATCGGCGCGAATCTGACGAAGGGATTGACGCTGCCGATCGCTGGTCTCGCCGTCGGAGCGGTCGCCGCGTTCGATCAGGTCGACTCGGCGATGGACGAGGTAGCGGCCAGGACTGGCGCCGCCGGTGACGCGCTGACGAGCCTTCAGGACTCTTTCAAAACGGTAGCGGCTGGCGCGACGCAGGGCATGGACGAGGTCGCGATTGCCGTCGGCGAGCTCAATACGCGACTCGGCCTGACCGGTAAGCCGCTCGAGGACGTCTCGCAGCAGATGCTCACGCTCGCCCGCGTTGCCGGGACCGAGGTCGAGGCGACGACAGTCAGCGTGACGCGCGCCATGAATGACATGGGCATCAGCGCCGATGATGCCTCGGGCTTCATGGATCTCCTCCTCGCCGCGAGCCAGCAGACCGGTATCGGCGTGACGGATCTGGCCGACAAGATGGTGAAATTCGGATCGCCGATGCGTCAGCTCGGCTTCTCCGCCGTCGAGACTGCGGCGCTCCTCGGCACTTTCGAGAAGGCCGGCGTGAACACGGATCTCGTGATGGGATCACTGCGGATCGCGCTCGGCAAGCTCGCGAAGGCCGGCGAGAAGGATCTGCCCGCCGCGCTCCGCGAGGGCATTAAGAGCATCGAGCAGGCGAAGACGGGCGGCGAGGCCGCAGCGATCGCGATGGAGCTGTTCGGATCCCGCGCCGGCGCGGACATGGCGGCTGCGATTCGCGAGGGCCGCTTCGAGGTCGATGATCTCATCGCGAGCCTATCGGACTCGGCGGGTCAGCTCGCGGAGACTGCGGAGGCGACGGAGGGTCCGCAGGAGAAGATCGCGCGGATGCGAAATCAGGTCATGCTCCTGGGCGCATCCTTCGCCGAGGTATTCATCCCCGTCCTCGAGAAGGCGCTCGGGCCGCTTCAGAAGCTGATCGGAGCATTCCAGGGCCTCTCGAGTGGTCAGAAAAACGCGATCGTGACGACGCTCGCGATCGCCGCCGCTATCGGCCCACTACTGATGATCGTCGGGAAGGCGATCACGATCTTCGCGACGCTCCGGTCGATCATCATCGCCGTTCGCGCCGCGCAGATCGGTCTCAATCTGGCGATGATCGCGAATCCGATCGGACTGATCGTCGTCGCCGTCGCGGCGCTGATCGCGGCGCTCGTGATCGCGTATAAGCGGTCCGAGACGTTCCGGAACATTGTCGACGAGATCGGTCGCGTCGTCAGGGATTCTCTGATCAAGGCGTTCGACTGGCTGAAGGAAAAGATCGATGAGATCTGGCCGGCCGTGAAAAGCTTCTACGATCAGGCGAAGCCGATCCTCGAGCTGATCGGTAAGGCCGTCGAGCTGTACGTCACGACGTATATCCAGCTCGTCTCGACGTATATCCGCGCGTGGGTCACGATCCTGAAGACAGCGTATGAGCTGATCAAGCCCGTCGCGATTCTCATCGGCGGACTGATCGCCGATTACATCGTCGCGAACGTGAAGGCGATCAAGACGGCAATCGACGCCGGCGTCACCGCATTCAATGCGCTGAAGAGCGCCGTCACGGGCGTCAGGGATTTCCTCGAGAAGCCGCTCGACCGCATCGAGAGCATGATCAAGACGTCAATCGGCGG